CCATGGCCCATTTGTCAGGGTCGTCGGCGGCCTCGCGCTGGAACTCTCGCCCGGTCAGTGTCACCAGAAGCCCCCTCCGTTGTCGCGCTTGGTCGCCTGGACCAGGGCGAACAGCTCGCGCTCCAGCACGATGCGCCGCTCGCGGTCGAGGTGACCCAGCTCGCGCTCGATGACGTCCGCCGTGCGCTCGACCTCGACCCCGATCTGATCGTTGCTGCTCATCACAGGCAGCCGGTTGCCATCACGGCCGGATGCGCCTCGTCCTGCTCCGCCAGCCAAGTGTCGAGCACGATGCCACCACGCACCACCAGAATGTGCAGCTGCCCATACGCATCGCGCCGCGTCAGCCGCGAGAAGGTGACTTTGCGCTCCCGTGCGAGCATCGGCGAGCTGCGCACCAACGGCAGAGGCACCGTCCATCGCATCGCCGCGTGTGGACGCCACGGCTCCCAGACCACGCGCGCGGCGCGCCAGGCCTGCTGCACCTCGTCCTCGGTGATGGTGCTCATTTAGCCCCTTCAGCCCAGCTCACCCGCCTGACGTGCGCTGCTCCGCAGCAGACCGACCCCAACCCCATCATGGATAGACTGAGGAGTGTGTCCTTCCGCGAGGCGTGCCCGGACCATATCAATCGGCTGCAATTCGTGCAGTAGACGTCCAACGTCATGCGTTCGGCCATCGCACTTAAGGTCGTATCGAGCAAGGTCGCTGGGGCGACACTCACAGGTAGCCCACGAGCAGCAGCACCAGCACCACGACCACCAACAGCACCACGATGCCGCCGCCGTAGTAGTAGGGGCCACCGTAGCCGACGCGGTAGCCGTAGCCGCCGCCCACCAGCAGCACGACCAACAGCACGACGACAAGCAGCATCAGCGGGCTCATGCGGTCCTCCAGCTCCTCGGCTCGTCGGCCTCCGCCGCCCTGGCGAACGCGCGGTCCCAGCTATCCACGACCACCTGCTTCGGCGCGTCCTGCACCCATGGCCGGCTCATCATGGCGTATCTACAACTGTCCGCGGCGTGGTCCTCCATGTCGGTGTCGACGTCCTCGGGCCGCGCATCATCGTGCTGCAGCGCCGGCAGCGTGCGGATGAGATCGCGGCACGTTGCGAAGAACAGCACCATGGGCTTGCCGTCGTCATCACCGACCAAGCGCGAGCGGATCTGATCCCAGCCGCCCATCGCACCGCGCTGCGGCACGCGCTTGTTGTCGGCCGGGCGGAATATGACGCCGGCCTGGATCATCCTTTGCGCGATCGAGGGACCGCCGTCCTCGGCGAACATCGCAGGGTCGGCGACACCGATCATCGGCTCGTCGTCGCGCTCGCGTTCCCGTATCCCCGATGCGACTGCCTCCGCGGTCAGCTTCAGCCCGACATTGGGCTCGCCTGGGCGCATGCCATACCACTCGCGGTAGAGCACCAGCGCGCCGCGCGCGATGTCGGGCATGCTGCCATCGGACACCGCCCACCAGTGGCAGCAGAACGGCCGGGCGCTGCCCCAGTCGAACGAGCGGAACCGCGCCCAGTGCGCCGGCAGCGTGCGCGGCGCGATGACATGCCGCTCCATGGAAAATTCCGGAAAGAAGGCGCCGGACACCACGCTCCAGTCGCCCTCGAGCCAGGCGCGCACCAGCTCCGGCGAGCCCGAGGCCTTCAGCCGCTGCACATAGTCGGGGCCGAGGTAGGCGTTGTCGCTGACACGCGACGGGATGTAGATACGCTCGAGCCCGGTCTTGTCGTCGACGATCACCTTCCAACCCTGCGGCGCTGGGTCAATGTAGCGAGCACGCACCCACTGATGCCCGGCACCGCCAGGGTTGCCGGTCATACGCATGCCGACAGGCACACCAGCGCCACTGCGCAGGGTTGCCATCAGCTTAAAGATCGGAACCGGGGACGGAAAATTGCCGATCTCCTCGCAGTATATACGCGTGTAGTTATGGCCTTGGTATTGCTCAGCGTCGGGATCGCGCTCGAGATACGCGAAGGTAATGCGCGCACCGTTCGGCATCACGATGCGCAGCGGCGAGTAGGTCGCGGTCGCCCCTACCTTCGCATATACAGCGCGAGCTTGTTCGAACAGGTCGAGCAGCTCGATGCGGGTGCGGCGGATCATCAGCCCGACGGCGTTCTCGCCATACTGGTGGCTGTGCAGCGCCCAGTCACCGATCACGCCCCACGATTTGCCGCCACCACGCGCACCGCCGAAGAACACTTCGAACACCGGGCACCCGACAAACGAGGTTTGCGGCCCGGACTGCGGTTCCCACGCGGTGATGCGGTCATCCTTGGTCAGGTTCAGCATCGATCACCTTCGGCGCGTGCAGGCGCAGCCACTCCGCGGTGGACTCGACCGGCGACGGGCCACGGATGACGTACGTCACCGGGTTCTCCGGGTCGCCGCTGATCGTGGTGACCGCGAGGTCCGGCACGGTCTTGCGCAGCAATGCGACAGCAGCCCTGACCTGTGTGTCGCTCATCACCACCGGTTTTCCGGTCTGCGGATCGTCCTGCTCGAGGGCAAACGCGTTCAGGCGCTTGCAGAGCTGTGTGGTCTGGATCGCGTCGCGCGATCTCTGGTCCTGTTTGGGGTTCAAGCGGGCGGCCATGGGTCACTCTCGGGGCAGTAGTGCGGCGATTGCGGCTGACACGGTGCGCAATTCGCCGAACAGCATGACGGAGACCTGGGCGCGTCGTCCGGAGACTGAGAGCACCACGGCAGGATGACCGGCGAAGGCACCGTCACGGAGCGTTACGGGCGTTCCTGGTGCCCACTGGGGCGTGGCCGCGCCTGCTGCGGCCCGCTGCGCCTGGGCACCCTGCAGCGCTGCCACAGCGCCATCAGCAAGGCGTCCAGGCCGGCATCCGACCATCAGCAGCGCGGCGACGCCTGGTGCGTAGCGGATCGGCGTCCAGGGTCCGTCGATGATGACGAAGACATAGCCGGCGAAGAGCGGCACCTCGACCAGACGGGTGAGGCTGTGCAGCACGCGGTCGCGGCGCGTGACGCGGACCAGCGGCAGGAAGGTGGTGTAGCCGCGCTGGGTGATGGACTGCGACGCCCAGCGCTCGGCCTGGGGGTGGGTTTGGGCGACGGCCCAATAGCGTCCGCACGGCTGCACGTTCCGAGCCTGGAACGGAGCCGGATCGGCCGGATTTAGCGGCGCATGTGCCACAGCGTCAAGCATCACGGGTCACCACAGTGGCCGCAGGCGCGGCCCCAGATGCGTGGCTTGCCGCAGTTCGGGCATTTGATGGCGATCATGGCGCTACGCCCGCTACGCTTTCGCGCTACGCTTCGGGGGCGGTGCTACGTTGCTGCTACGCTTCTTCTGCCCTTTAGGGCAGAAGCGTAGCGTAGCACCGCAGCGCAACGCATAGCGCGACGCTTCTTGGGGGTATTGGGAGGGGAAGTGTAGCACTAGCTCGGCCTCAACGTGTCGTTGACTTGGACGCAGGGAACCATGCGGCGCCAGGTGGGATGGCGATACTCGTCCTCGTAGAGCAGGCCTGACTGCAGCCACTGTCTGAGCATCTTGCTGGCCTCCTTCTCGGTGGCGTGGAACATGTCGCAGAGCACGTTGCCGCACCATCTGGAGCCTTTCCCGCCCTGTTTGGTGGCGGTGTAGCGCAGCCCGTCGCCGGGCCCTGCGGCGATGGCATCGAGGGCGGCATTGAGGTCTTGGTTGGGTGCGGTGGCCAGCTCATCCTGTGGCGCCTGCCACGGAGCGATAGCGGCAACGGTGTCGCCATTGGGATAGAGCGGGTCCATGGCGGTATTGCCAAGCCGCACCGGCTTCAGTCTGAACCACTTGGCCTTGGCGGCAGCCGCCAGGTTGCGCTTGGCGTCGTCCAGCCGGATGTAGGACAGCCGCTCATCTTCCGGCACGTGGAAACGGTCAGCCTCTTCCGCTGACATGGTAGTCATGAGCAGGCCGATCCGGCCGCTGTCGGTGGTGGCTTTGGCGCCGCGGGCAGCGTCGATGTGGCCGGCAGCGTCGCCCTTGCGAACATGGTGAACGAGGAGCACTGCGCAGTTGGTGGCGCGGGCGATGCGGCGCCAGACGGCCATGGCCTGGATCATCTGTGGGTTGGAGTTCTCCTCCAACGTGTGGCTTTCAGAGAATGGGTCGCAGACGAGCAGGCCGATGTTGTTTTCCTTGATGAGCCTGATGAGATCGGTCTCGTCTGGATAGACGATTTCAAATCCGTCCACCGTGCGCTCGACCTTGGCGAGGGTGAGGCGATGGCCGTCACAATCCTCTAGGAACAACCCCTCCAGCTGTTCATTTG